TTGCCCATTGATAAAAAGAATCAAATGATAACTGCCACTCGCCACAAACGGTTATGTTTCTTTGCCCATAATACTTATAATTTATACTTTTAGGATTATTACACCTTTTAAGCATTGCACGCCAAATTTCGTGTAATCTGTGTGCAGGAGATAATGGGTTAGCCCAATACTTCCCACGACACCCACAAGATTTAGAAACACCAGATAACAAGTGGTCTTTTCTAATTTCTTTTGACCGTCCGCAATCACACACACATAAGTATTTCGGGTGTTTTCCGAACTCTGTTTGTTTTATAACAGTTAAATTACCAAATTTAAGATTTTCCATATTTTTCTCCTTATAAAAGGCAACCGCCCCATTGTCTAGATGCAGGGCGGTTATTATTTATAAGGATGCATCTAGACAGAAAAATTATATCAATCTTATTATTTTTTTTCAAGCCATTTTTTTGTTTCTGAATCATAAATTATATTATTTGATTCTGCTTGTTCCAAAACTAATTTCTTTAATTTAACTATGGCACCACCAGATAATTCTGATTCAGTTTTAATTTTTTCTAAAAACTTTTCTATTTCTGATATTGTTTTTAATGTTTTAATTTCTTTTTCTAACTCTGTCAATTTTGTAAACAATGCCTGATCTGCGTTTTCTTGTTCTTCAATATAATTTTTAATTTGTGTTTCTATTACTGTTGCCCAAAAATCATTTTGATTTAATTTAACATCTGGCAATGTATATTTGGCATTAAACCCATAAGTGTTTTTAGCATAAAAAGATTCATCTTCGCCAAACTCTAAGATTCTTCCGCCATTTATCCCGCTGTGTAAATAACCAATAAAATCAAGCACTTTCATTAATTCATCTTTTGCTTTACCTTGGCACTGTGGGCGTTTAATTATTTTTTCGTCATTTTTTTCTTCGCTTTCGTGTGCTAAAAATAATACACTTTTCCCAGCAAGTCGCAACGTATTAACTATTTGCATAAAATCGCTTTTTATAATTCCCCATTTTCCAGGCGACATAGACCCGCGGAATTTATCCCTAATAATCAAGTCAACAATTTGACCAAATGTGTCTATAATGATTGTATCATAGTTTTTTAATTCTGGCGCAGTTATAATCTCATTTAATTCGTTTAATGATTCACACACAACCACATCAGCACGCGCGCGGTCTTTGGTTGCTATACGCTGCGCTCCCAAATCTAAATCAATCAAAAGCGGACGGGTTGCCGACACCGCCAATGTAGATTTACCAGTTCCTGGTTGGCCAAACACCAACCCCGTATATGTTGGTGTGCGTTTTAATAAACCGCCGTTTGTTATTTTGAACATTTTATATACTCCTTTTTTGTTTTGTTCGTTTGTTATAATAACACATATTTTTTTGATTTGTCCAACTGCAACCAAAAATTTTTTTTATGACGCGCATTTGTCCAGGTATGACATCGCATCCGCCCAGGAACTAAACACCAAATCGCTCGCAAGTTTCCCCGCCAGCCCGGCACGCCTTACCCAGTCAAAATGTCCATCATACACGATGCGCCATTGTCCTTTGATTATTTCCGGCTTCATATTTGCCCCCTTTTATTTTGCGTTTTTTTGCCCCGTGGCGCGTTTTCCGGTTGCTTTGGTATAATTTACCGCCCGCAATAGTTCCGCGCGCCTGTGGGGTTGTTTTTATGTGTTTTTATTCATCATTTGCGGGTATATTTCGCGCGTTCCAGTCTAACACGTCCGCCGCGGTTATTTCGCCCGGTTCTGGATCTAGATCAAGCCCGAACACCGAACCCAGGAACGAATCCCGCAACCATGCCGGGGCGATTTTGCTCAGCAAAGCACACAACCCCGCGCATCCAGCTATAAAAATGCACCCCGCAACACACAAAAAGCACACAATCGCCAAATTTTCAACAAATCCCATTTTGCCCCCCTTTTTATCGTTGTAAATTCCCAAACAACCCATCACGCGCCGCAGACAACACCGCCATGCGGGCCTCGTATTCATAAATCCCGCGCGCCTTCATTGTTTCATACACATACAGCGCCAATTTTGCATTAAATCCCGCCGCCATTGCGCGTTGGATGCGTTTATAGTTGCGAAAATATTCTTTTGTTGCCATTGTTGCCCCCTTTTTTAATATTTGCAATCGCTCAAATTAAACTGCGGGCAATTATCCCACAAACTGACGCGCCCCGTTTTTATATTTTCAGCAATAAACAAGCCGCGCGCCATTCCATCGCCCGCGAAAATGCGCAAATTGCCCTTTGTTTTGATTATTTTCATAAAATCGCCCCTTTTTTTATTTGTTTATAAAATTTTTGATTTCTTGCAATGTTTCCGCTGGTATTTCACGATGAAGCCAACCGCTCCCGTATTCATAACCGCGGACATTATACAAACCGACAGACTTCAAAAATTCGGTTGCGTCTGTGTAATTTTTAATACCTGCCAAAGTCAATGCGATTTCTTGTTCCTCTGTGCCCGCGTGCATACCGTTTAAATGGTATAATTTCCACCAAATAAATAATTTGTAAAAAATCTTTTTGTTTTCGTCTGTGAATTGGTCAAGATATAAATCTTTGATTGAATCCAAACATTGCCCCGCTCTGACGCAATCTGTTTTTTTTGCGTTCCAAACCTTTCCACAAATTGACAACTCGTGTCGTCCGTTTGTTTGCTCTCTCAATTCTATTTCTATCTCAACAAGACAATTTTTTTTGTTAATCTCGTAATAGTCAACCTTTCCAAGTTCTACTTTTTTATGATGTATGTTTTTAATGTCTTTCATTTTTTTTATCCTTTTTGTTATGCCGTTTGTCAAGTTTTCACTTGCCCCGCGGCCGTTGTTCTTTTTTGATACAACCTTATTATAAGGCAAATAAAATAACAAGTCAAGAAAAAAAAATATAAAAAATATAAAAAAATATACACAAAAAGAAAAATACACGAAAAACAAAGGCGAACACGAAAAAAAGTCCCGGATTTTCCCCCATATTTCCCCGATGTGTAAAAAAATCACCCCGATGATCCAATCTTGCCTGCCCCTTGATTTCCTTGCTTTTTTATCCCATTTCCCCCTTTACCCCGATAAAAACACAAATTCTATTTATTATATATATTTATTCTTATATGTATATTATTTTATAATATTATCGGGGTATTGGGTAAAAAATGGCGGTTTTTGTGGCGTTGCGGTTGTTTTTGTTATCGGGGCGCTATCGGGGCAAGGGGCAAAAAGCGCGGATTTCTGGGGCGTTGCTATCGGGGAAACGGGCGCGGCGCGTTTTTTGGGTGTGGTTTTGTTTTTTTGTCAAGTTTTTATTCCTGGGATGCGTTGCCGGGCTAGGATAAAGTTAAAGTAATTTAGTTAAAGTATTTTCTTAACTTTTCAACCATAATTAGAGCGCACAACCATAGGTTGAATAGTTGAAGTATTACTTTAAGTCGATGCGCGCGGTTGATCCAGGCGGCCAATCGACCCGGCGTGCGTGCCCTAGGAGGGGGTGAGGGCGGTGTCTGTTTTTTTGTAGGTCTCCTTTACACCTGCGTGAAAATTTTGGTTTTTCTACACTATTTGTATTTTTTGTCAAGTGGCAATAAATTTGTACTTGACTTGAGTAATGTGTTTATGGTAATGTATAGGCATCAGGGGAAAAAAGATATGGATGGAAAGGCGTATTACAATGCGGCGATACTGCTGACGGACAAGTATCACAGGCGGTTTGCTGATATGATGGACGACGACTCGCAGGTTGGGGATGCGATGCGTGGGTATTTTACTGGGGAGTTTCGGGAACTGGACTTGTATGGGTGGAACCAGTTTTGCCGGCTTATGACTGCTGGTGGGCAGGGCAAGTGGCTTGACGAGATACAGCGACTTGACGAAGCGACTATGCTGAACAAGTTGGAACGGCAGATGTTTGATGCGCTGGACAAGCAGGACAAGGCGGGTCGGGATGCGTTGGACGCGGCGACCAAGGCGATACAGGGGCTGGTTGGCAAGTCGAAGTTTCTGAATGAACGCAATGGCGGTGTAGATTCCGAGTTTAAGTTGCAGGTTGAGTTTTTTGGTTCTGCTGGGGACCCGATTACAGGGTTGGGGCCCGAAATACTGGACGAAGAGTCTGGTGGGGCTGATAACCTTGCGAAGCCCCGCGCCAACGGCGCGTCGAAGGAAAGGACGGAGATATGAAGATAATTGACGATTACCGCGTCATTATTGAGAACGTCTTTCACTATAAGTATCGGAATATAGTGTATTTATCTGGCCGTATGGGGCTGGCGAAATCGACGAACATTAGTGCGGCGTTGCTGGTTGCTGGGCTGATGCGGTCAATGCGTATTGTCTGCGTGCGTGAAACGCAGAACTCAATACGTGATTCTGTTTATACGCAGTTGTGCGACTGTATACGCGAAAACGGGTTGCCATACACGATTTACCGTGAAACGATTATCGGGCCCAATGGCACCGAGTTTATTTTTAAGGGGTTGCGCGATACCAACCAAAACAACATCCGTTCATTGACGAACATTGATATTTGCTGGATTGAAGAAGGGCAGTCGCTGTCGGCGACATCTTGGGAGTCGCTGTTCCCGACTATTCGTAAGGTGGGGTCGTTTATCATTATCAGTGGCAACCCCGATGAAGAATCCGACATTGTGTATCAGGTGTTTGGCGAGAACGCCCCACGACGCGAGGACACGTATTATTGCTACAAGGACTATCGCTATAACCCGTTTGAATTGCCTGATGCGATTAAGACCGAAATTGAACTGATGCGGAAGAACCGCCCCGACGACTGGAAACGTATTTACCTTGGCAAGTTGCGTTCTTCGGTTGAAGAGCCGGTTGTCAAGTCGTGGTCTGTGGTTGAAAATGTCGGGATTGGACGGAAAAGCGACAAAATATACTGGTCGCTGGACTTTAACTACAACCCGCAGTGTTCGGTTATATGCCACTGGAACGGCGACCACGATTTTTATTTCAGCGACGAAATTGTTATGCAGTCGTGTCCGACACTTGATGTGGCGGAAGCGTTTGTGCGGTTGTATAGACAAAAATACAACAACCAGATGGTTATAATCAACGGCGACGCATCTGGGCGCAACAGGTCGTCGCAATCCGAATACTCTAACTATGCGATTATACAGAACGTTCTTATGAAAAACAAGATACCACATCGGTTTAATGTGCCAAAACAAAACCCGAGTGTCAGCAACCGTGTGGCAAACTTTGACAATCACGTCAAGGGCATAGACGGTAAACGGCATATACTGGTTGATCCGTCGTGTGTTCATTTGATACACGCGTGCAAATTATTGGGGTTTGATAAGAACGGCGACCCGTTGGAAATTGCGTATAGACCTGGTATGAAGACGATTGATTATGCTAAGTCGCATATTTACGACGCAGCGTCGTATTGTGTTTTCACAAACGACCCCGTGGTTTTCCAGTACGAAAAGAAACCGAAATCGAGATTGCTTACTCTGAAAGAACAATTCGAACGGAGTATGACACCCCGACCAAGGATAGTAGAGGTGCAAGTATGACGTTTAATGCAAAACATTGGGCAGATTTGACACGAAAATATCCTGAACGGGCAGGCAGGGCATACGAACTATACCTTGCCGACAAGAAAAAGCAAGCGAACCCAACGACTTATTTTAAGTTTGCTGGTCTTAAAGAGAAACGTGACGAAGTCCGTTATCGGATAGGGCTTGCGAAATATGTTGAACAAGAAAAAATAAAAATGGAGATAGAAAAATGATGAGAAATATTTGTTGTTCGTTTGATAATGAACACGGCACGGTATTCGTTACCTGCAACAATGGTGTACACCCTGATAAAAAAGGTCATTATTCCAACACAATAGTAATGACCCGCGATAGTTTTGCCAAGGCGATGAAAGACAAATTGTTGTTTAACGAAGCCTTGGGAATTGATATTCGCGCTGGGTGGCAGAACGCCCTGCACGGTGCAATTTCTAACTGTATGGGGCTGAATACCGAACTTGCACCTGAAACCGCGGCACAGGAAATATTGGCGGTGAATGTTGCCCAGCGGGGTGAAGATGCGGTTAAGGCAGATATTGAAGCATTGGCAGAAAACAACGAGGCAATAGAAGCAGAATTAAAAGAGATTGTTGAAAAAAAGGATACAGAAAATGGCGACAACACTGGAAAAACTAAACCTGCAAAGGGCGGCAAGAAGTCCAGAAGGGCAACTGCTGATACAACACCTGATGCTGAAAGCGCAGGAAGCGATAGTGAATCAAAATGAGTTAGTGTTCAAGGGGATTATGATGGCAGTCTTTGCCCTTAAACAATTAGCAGATAAAGAAAAAATAACAGAATCAAGGGAGTAAAGTATGGAACCAGATAACGTAAATGATATTTTGGCGCAGGAACTGGAAAAAGCAGGCATTGTTTCTGACGGTGCAGAACCCAAAGAACCGGAAACGGCACCTGAAGAAAAACCTGTTGAAGAACAGCAACCTGCGGAAACGCCGGCGGAAGAATCCACAACGGAAGAAAAACCGGCAGATGAAGCACCTGTTGAAACCAAACCCGCAGACGAACCAAAGGTGGAAACATCTGATGTTGACCCTGAAAAGTTGGTCGAACAGGCAACAAAAGAACCTGAACTGATTGATGGTAAATTCAAGTCGCAGGACGAATTGATAAACGCATATCATAACTTGCAAAAGCAATTCACGCAAAAGTCGCAACAGGCGGCGGAAGTTGTGCGGTCGCAAGACGATGTTTATTGGGATAATGAAATTGCCAAGGCGGAAGACATTGTTGCCAAGGACATTGTAACCAAAGCACTGGACACCATTACTGACCCAGCGCAAAAGACCGAAGCGATGACCGCTATGAACAAATGGTTGCAGACAGGCGATGCAGAAGACTTGTCTAAATGTCTTGGTTATATGGATGTTCGGGTGGAACGTCAAGTGCGTTTACAGGCTATGGACGCATCTGCAAAGATTCGTGCGGAAGCAACCCGTTTGCGCGACGAAGCCTGGCAGAAACCGCTGGTTGAAGAACTGAAAACTGTCCGTTCGGAAGATCCAGAATGGTTTGACGCGCCAGAAACCCAGGAAATTATCAAAGCGGCGATTGCGTTGAACGGTGCGAAATTAGACGTTAAAGGTCTGAAAAAAATGATTCAGGCAGTATCCGACAAAGCAGTTGAAAAATACAAAACTAAACTTGCCAAGGAAACGGCGGTCAAAGCGGAACAACAGGCGGTTTCGGTCAAGGCGGCGTCACACAACGAACCACCAAAACCCGAAAAACCAATTGACCCAAGCGATATTGAAGCAATGTTGGGTAAAGAATATACAAAATTGGGGCTGGGGCAGTAATGATGAAACACTTTACAATTTTGTTAGTTTTGGCAGTTTTGCAAAGTGGGTGCACAAGGAAAGAACCGGTTGAGCAGGCATTCAATGATGTCCAACAATCGGTTCAAACCCTTGAGCAGATGTTGCCGGCGGAATGCAAGACAGACGAAACTATGACGGCCATAAACAAATTACAGGCGGAGATTACAGAGGCACGGGCTACGTGTCAGGCCAAAATACTCGACTATCGAACAAAGTATGAAAGGTTGATTTCAGTGATATTTTTCATAATTTTGGCTTTTTTAGTAAAATTTTTGTTAAAAAAGTAAAAAAAGATAGTTAGATTTGGGTATTTTATAAGTAAGGAAGACAAAACCCGAATCCTAGTATTGGACAATCTGGTTTGCCAGACCCGAAAACGGAGCGGACAATTTTCAATCCGAAATAACATTATGTTTAACCAAAAGCGAAAAAATGGAGGACTAAATGTCTACAAATGCTTTTCAATTAGGGGCAACACCATATAATGCCATTTCGGAAATATGGTCTAAAACCCTGTTAAAATCTTTGTCGGTTACCGGCGTTTACAAACACATCGCCGTTGACCATTCTTCTGAACTGTCTGCAAACTCGGATGCTATCCATCTGCGTTTGATTAACGACTCGTCAGTTAGTGTTGGTAATTACTATACATATAGCCAAACGCCGGGCACTGCTGGTACAGAAGGCACAATTACATATACAAAACCTGTAATTGATAAAACAACCTTGCAATTGACCGCAACCCCGTATGCAGCGGTTTCTTTCGAACATTATGCTTTGAAAACTGCTGACGTCAAGTTCCAAAGCGGTATTATCGAACGTGCGCGTTATAAAATTGCTCGCGAAATCGATACTTTGGTTATGAATACGATTATCGCGGCGGTTCCGGCTGGTAATACTTTGGCGCCGTTTGATGCTACACAAGCAGCAGAAGGCGATGTGTATGACCAATTGTTGCAATTGTCTGCTATCTTGAAAGAAGCAGGTGCGGTTCCGGTTTCCAATACTTCTGACTTGTTTGGCGACAAGGGCATGAAGAATATTGGTTACGTTGTTGTTAACCCGAAAGTAATGCGTTTCATCTTGAAAGAAAAAGCGTTTGTGAAAGTCGATTTCACTGATAAAAACGCTATGTGGAAAGATGGCATTGTTCGTGGAACCATCGCAGGTTTGGTTGTGTTAGAATCTTCTAACTTGCCGACAACATCGAAGACCGTTAACGTCTTTGCTGGTATCAAAGAAGCGGCACACTTTGCTATTCGCGAGTTTGCGAACCGTATGATTGAAGATCCACAACACTTCTCTATCTTGTGGTCTGTCGCATACGCAGCGGGTGCGGTTGTTTCTCACCCAGAAGCGTTGGCGAAAGTCGTTGTTACGGTAGAACCATAACTAATCGTGGGGGCGGGTTCCCCTTGATGCTCGCCCCCACAGTTAAATTAAAAGCGAAATGCTATGATAGTTTATGAATACGAAAATAATTCAGTTGTAACAAGAGAATTGTCGCAGGAAGACAAGCAGGCTGTTATTGACAGCGTTTCTCAAAAGTGGGAAACCTGGTCACGACCAATTGCTGACCTTAAAGTGCGTCGTGATACCGTGGCTGACCGTGCGCGTCCAAAGGTTTGTGGGTCTAAAAAAGCAGACGAGTGGAAATCAAAGATAGAATTGAACCGCCCGTATGAATTTTACAGCAAATTATATGGTATTCTGTATGAAACATTCTATGATAAGATTTCGTCTTACTTGAAAATGGGAAAGACGCAGTATGACGCGGTTTATAACCGTGCGCTGACTGCTGAAAATAAAAAATCACTGTTGGCTTGTATGAAAGACTTGTTACAAAGCGGGGAAATTGTTGCAAGTGCTGAACTGCAAAATACCTATGAAAAAATTACGTTGCCGATAACCCAAATAGGTATGGTTGACCCGGCGTCGATTGTTTCGGTTCGCCGTGATTCATTTGTTGTTAAGCAGAAAACGGGCGAAAAAGTCAATTTTGTGCGTATAAATCCGTGCAATTTTGCTTATGACCCGCTGATTATGCCCTGCACCGAAGACTTTGACCGTTGTGACAAGATTGTAAAGCAGTGGAAAACTAAACAGCAGATTCTGTCCAACAAGAGTTATGAAATCAAACGTGAAGATTTAGACATTGATTTCAGCACAGGGACTGTTGTAAATGAACAATCGGCAGATAAAAACGACCAAGACGTTACGGTGCGGGATAATCAAATCGAAGTGCTGACCTATATGGGCAATTTTACTATCAATGGCCGGTTTTATGAAGATTATGTCGCTGTAGTTATTGGGCGTAAGTATTTGGTGTATTTTGAACCACGCGGTATTTATACGCCTGGCATATATTATTTCCCATATCACGCGTTGGAAGAAGGTGCGCGCGGGACATCGCCGTTGTATTACATTTTGGATCTGTGTGCAGCGGAACAAAAGACGTATAACGACAGCATTGACTTTATTGAATTGCAGAAAAATCCGCCACAGTATGTGCCGGAAGGGTTCTTTGAAGAAGAAGTTACGCAACTTCGCCCAGGGGCGCACATTACTTACAACCCAGGTATGTATGACCCGAATGCAATCAAAGATATTATATTCAATGCCCAACCGTTGATGTTGTTCCAAGAATCAACAAAACAGTTGGAAAAGGAAATTGCGGGTATTGACAATGGTCAGTTGTCTGAAAAGTCGGAAGCGTTGACGGAAGAAGAAGTTAAACGCGTTGCGACAAGCGACAACCTGATACCAAATATGATTATTTCGGGTATTTTGCTGAATGTTATTGCTAAATACTTGAAAGATTGCGTTTTGATGTTAAATCAGGCGACTATGGACGAAAACATTGTCAAGACGGCATGGGAATATGCCAACGAACAATATCAGATGCAGAACATTGTTAATGCACTTGACAAGATTGGCACAGCAGAACCGTCAATGATTAACTTGCAGAACAGCGCAACCAAGGTATTTGAAACAATGGGTGTAAACCCGAACGAATACTTGAACGATGGCCGCACACAGCAGATTATACAGAATTTTGCGGGGTTGTCAGACGAAGTGTTGCAACAGTTGGTACAAGTTGGACAACAAATGCAGGTTGAACAGAACAATCTGACGAAAGCGAGCAAGATGATGGGGCAAATAATGGACGACGAATATCGCAGGGTTTTGCGTGAGTCGTGGAAAGAACAGGGGGCATTGCCAAGCGAAGTTGTCGTACCAAACGGCGATTCCACAATGACCGTTCCTGTGACACGCGTAACGCCCGAGACACAGGTTCAAAACAAAACATCAACAACGGCGGACTAAAAATGAAAAACTATAAAGAATTAGTACAAGAAGTATTGAATCAGAGAGCAATTATCGATAATCGTTTGGTTGTCGATTTGTCCGATGTCAGCCCGTCTGTAATGATTGCGTTTAATCAGGCGTGCGAATTTATGCTGAATGTGCATACTTGGCGGTGGAACACCCGTAAAGAAGTTTATTTGAATAATCTTGGGCAAGACACTTTCCCAATGCCGTATGGTATTGTTCACGGCGTGCTTTACACCAAAGGCGCAAGTGGCAAAAAGTGTGCATTGGAATATACAGACGAATTGACGGCAACAGACGGGTGCCCGCAACAGTGGGCGCACAAGTGGGATACGGAAGAAATACAAATTGCGCCAGCGGTATCGGCAGATTGTGATGAAGTTTCTACAACCACAATACAATACCACGATAAACATCTTGCGTGCCTTGGAAACAGAACCGACGGTAATTTGTTGAAAGAGTTTTCGTTGTCGGAAGACACAAGCAATCAGTTCTTAAATGTGCCAGAATATATCTATGTGCCGTATGCTCGTTGTGTAGTATTAAAAACACGCGTTTATTTGAACGAGAACGCACAAACAACAATATTCGCTGCGCAACAACAGGAATGGCAAGAAGCGTATTCTGCGTTGATGAAATATGCTAAAACACCATATTATGTGTCAGAAAGAACGGAGATATAAAATGATGTATAAACTGGAAAACGGGAAACTAATAACACCGCCATCGGTATGGAAAGGGGTTGTTGGGTATGATAAAGATTTGCAACGACTGACCAATGACGGGTGGTTGCCATTGATTGTTACAGGCGAAGGGTCGATTGTGGAATACATACAACACAACGACCATATCGAAGAAAAACACAGCGAACCGCCATATGATTACAAGGAATTGCGCCGTCAGGCATACCCGTCGTTGGGTGATATGATTGACGCAATATGCAAGGCGTATGACGGCGATTCTTACGAATTGTTGGCACTTATGGCACAACGCAATGTTATAAAAGCAACGATAAAAAAGACGAAAGATGGCGATTAAATACGAACCTTTTGTGAATCCTTTTCGCCGAGTGGAAACGACCACTGGGCTGACAGTTGAAATTGTGCATAAAAACGGTAAAACATATCAAAAGTTGGTGCGAAAAAATGGGAAATAAAAACGTAAATCTTTTGTGGAAATCGTTTAAGGGTATTCGCAAACTGAACACCATAAACTCCGATGTTGAATTTGGTGCTGATATTGCACACGGGGTTCGGTTGTCCAAGGAAAAATCGGGGCAACAACGCAGTATTAAATCGTCAGGGTGGTATGAGGATTTTACAGACCTATCAGAGTCAATAATTCGCCTGTATAGCGCGAACGTCTCGGGCTACGCACAACCAGACCAGTTAGTCGCATTTACGCGCACAGACAGCGCAATCAACGCGTGGTTGGTAACAGACAATACTTTGGTGGTTTCGCCAGTGCAGATTGCTACGTTTCCGCTGGCGACAGACGTATCAGATGTGTGTATGGTGCAGTTTGGCGACCATATGGCGTTAGCGGTGGCGTTTGGCACGTCTAACCTTGGTTTCATAACCTATTCGGCAACGGCTATTACTGGTTGGAACCAAATGGACAGCACAGGGTTTTATTATCGTATTGTACCAATTACAGAAAACACGACATCGGCACCAGTTACGAACATTACTCGTGTTTGTCCATATCGTTCTCGCTTGGCAATCAACGGGACAACGACATATACCGAGCCAGACCCCCAAAACCCAGATGCACCAAGAGTAGAAACAATCAACGGTGTGTGGTTCAGCGAGGCGGGTATGCCGATAAACTTTTCGTCTGACTATATTTCCAACGCAACAGAAACCAGTGCGTTCTTTGTTGAAACTGGCGAGTATGTAAATCAGTTAGAAGAATACCACGGGCTGACGGCGTTTTGTCGCAACCGGTCATACAACATTACTGGAACAAATCAAAGCGACATACGCGTTGAAACTTTGACTGCCAAGGGCGTGTTTGGCAACGCGACATTTACAATCAACGGCAAGTGCGGATATGTAGATTCTTGGGCGAAAAACATATTCACACTGCGTGATAACATTGACGGCACGATTGGGTTCGATGAACCTGTCGGCGACGATATACAAGATTATTTAGACGATGTGTCGGAAGTTACGGTCAATTCGTTGGATCGTCGTGTGCGTTTGTTGAAATCAAGTGGTCAATCGTTGGTGTTTGATGTTGATGTTGGCGAATGGACAGAAGAAACCTTTGTGCCAAATGCCCGTGCGGTAACGTTCTTGAACAAGGAATTTTTCTGCGACGGCACAGAAAATGTTTATGAAATCACAGATACTTGGGGTGTGAATAGTCAGCAGACACCAAATGAAAACGGTTATTATTCGCACTATCGCACTAATTTGATTTGGCTTGATTCGCAGACATCAATAAAAAGCCACATATATCCGTTTGCCGTGGTTTTAGAACCGTCGACTAGTAATGACTTTTATATCAAGTTCACAACAGACCGTGGCGCGACATACGAAGGTCGTATAACGCGGGCGGGGTTTAGTAATGCAGCGACATATTCTAATAGCGACGCGGTGCCGGAAGATGGTTCGCAGTTCGTTGACGACGACGAAGATCTTACGGGTCGCGTATTCTTTGCTATGAGCAGGACAGAATTATTGGTGACGGTTGAACGGCCACCGTATTGGCGGTATTTGCAGATTGACATTTACACGACATCGCCAGCGCAACAGTTCAACATTTCGGGAATTGAAGCCAAAAACACATTTATAACGGACGAAATGCTTGATTATTGAGGTGTGCAATGATAACAGAACTTTATACATTTTCGCCAAGTTCATATGTGGTTGCAGAAGAGTGGAATGCTAATTTTCGCGTATTGTATAATACGACATTAGCACACATAGAAGCAATTGCCGACGCACAGGCACAGATTGCGTTTCCTGATAGCGACCTGACCGACGTGTATAATGCGGTTCGTAGCCAATTAAATTCGTTTGCAATTCCGGGCAACACAGTAACGGTTGCACCAGAGTGCGAGTATTATAAGACATTGGCGAATGGACAAGATTTGGTTATCAATATACCAAGTGGTATGGACGCAGAAGCGCGGATCTTAATTCGGATACAAGAAGACCGTTCTTTAAGACCTTTTACAATCAATTACTCTGGCACGAAACGAGAAACTTCTGGCCTAATAACAAGTTTTACTGCTGGCACATATATTCTATTTATTTATGAAACAAACGGACTGGCACAAATTAAAATAACAAAAACAACAGAGGTGTAAGATGACATTAAGTATTTTTGAAGTTGGCAACGGTATAAATGCAAATAAAGTCAATGCGAATTTTGCAGAGTTACAAACTAAAACGAACGTTAATGAAACGAGTATAAATACTATTGCAAACACAGCGTTGTTAAAAGATGGAAGTAATCTTACACAAGCAATTGTAGATGATTTTCAGAAACAAACACCTATTATATTGACGACGACTAGTGGCACAATTACATTAACAGATAACCGTGTGCATTTTTTAGAGTTAACTGGTAATGGAGAAATTGTTTTGCCAAATATGCCAACTGACCAGTATTCGCACACTATTGTTTTGATTGTGCAAGGCGGCACATATTCATTGAATATAGCAAGAAGCACAAATGGACCTTTCGCGTCTCAATTTAATGTTGATGTTGCATTACCATATAATGTAACATACATTTATAATAAAATTGACCAACATTGGTATTATAGTTTATCGCAATAACAGGAGGTAATAATGCTATTAAATAGTTTTTTTCGAATAAACCAAACTGTACCTTTGTTGTTTAATGAAGTCGGTTCAGGTTCTATATCTCTAGAACCAGGCACATATACTTTTGTTATACGTGGCGGAGGTGGTGCAGGCGGCGAATACGGCGGCGCGATTGAGGGGCCGGCTCAATTTGGGGGTGCAGGCGGCAAAGGGGAAATTAAGGTATATAATGTAAGCGTCGAATCTCAATCTATGGCCACAATTTTTGTTGGTTCTGGCGGTCTTACTCATTCGGCTGGGGGAAACGGCGGTCTGGGGGGGGCGAGTTCTGGAATAGGTTCCGCGTCTGCAGGTGGTGCAGGCGGTGGTGGCGGGATGCCATCGTATGTTTTTGTAAACAACACCTATTATTTCGCTCTTGGCGGTGGTGGTGGCGGTGGTGCAGGCGGAAATAGTATACATCACCGAGGACGTTATGAGGGCGGTTCTGGGTCTGGCGGTGGTGGCGGATATTATCGTTTTAATAATGGGACTATAACTTCTGTGCCTGGTAAAAGTGGACAAGGCGGTTCAGGATATAATACTAGGGGGAAAGATGGTATAGCCGGTAATACAACAGATTTCCCTAATATAGTGTCTGGTGTTGGGGGGTCTGGTGGTTCATATTCTGGGCAATACAACAATGGTGGTTATGGCGCGTATGGTGGGGGCGCGTCTGGTGGCAGTGGTGGCGGTGGCCCACAAAACACTGATTACGCTCGTGGTGGCGCAGGTGGCGGTGGTGCGGGTGGTTCCGTTGACGCCGGTGGCGGACACGGTGGTGTTGCGTGGGAACGTTGGGCTGGGTCTAATGTTTTTGGTGGAAATGGCACCAATTTTCACACGACTCCAACAGATACAACAAACGAAAATGCACAAAATGGCATTATGGGAAATTATGGAATTGGTGGTGCGACAAACACAAACGGAGTATCTGGGTGTGTGTTGATATATAAAGGTTAAAAATGCACATAGAACAAATCTTCGGCACCCCTATCGCTTGGAACCCTGACCCAATTGGCCTGTGGGAAGATAATATGCACGAGCCTTGGGATGATTACAAGGGCGCGGATATGTTTGTGGTGCGTGATGATGCTACGGGCGACATAGTTGGTGGATTTGCGGTGTATAATGACGAGTCGGACGGTATTAAAGGGCTGTTCTGTTCGGGCTGGGCTAAACACGGTGCTCACGTGCCGACAGACCGTATTTTGAAACAGTTGGTAAGTAATGTTGGGGACGTGTATTTCAAGACCGACCAACGCACTGCGAAAATTTTATTAGAAAAAATTGGCAAACGGGTCAAAAACGTTGGTCGATTTGGGTATTTTAATATTAGAAGAGGTAATTAAATGGGGAAACCGAAGAATGTCGAAGCCAGCAAAATTGGCGAAAATTATAACTGGGGCGAATTTGGTGGTGCAAACGCAAGTGGCGTCAATTTGTCGCCAATGGCAACTAGCACAATTCGCGATACGCAATCGGGGTTGAATCAGTATGTCAACGAACTGATAAACCCGTCGTATGACAATGAGTCGTTTCGTGCGCGGCAGGAATTGCTTGACGCGAGCAACCGTCAATACGCGAACCAATTAGGTGCACAGGCGATAGAACGTGGGGCGCGTGGCAGTGCAACACAGAATATCTTGAATAGCATTGCTGCAAACCGTAATATGAATATGCGTCAGGCTATGACCGAAGAAGATGCGCGTGTGCGCAATATTATCAATTCGCTGATGGGCGTTGAAAGCAATTACTTTGGGCAGACGAACACAATGGCGGACAACATATTGAACCGTGTAAACGCAAATGCAAACCGCCAGCAAGAAGTAAATAAGATTAACACGCAGGCGCGGAATCAGTGGGCGAATAATTTGATGAACGCAGGTATGGGCTTGGTTGGCACACTGGGCGGTGTTGGTTTAGCAAGTGCGTTGGCGACACCGACGACGGCAAGTTTGTTGGCAAAACAAGTAATTGACCCAATGCAAGTGGCATCGGCAAACAACCTGATTCAATAAAGGCGAGAAAATGGACGAACAAAATCTTAATTATGATTTGGCAAATATATTTGCGCCACAACTTGCAGCACAGACACAGGCGTTGCAGGCGATTGCTATGCGCCCACAGAAAACATCTGCGCGGACTTTTACGACAAGCACAAGTACGCCGCGCGCGTTGGAAGATATGATTATGCGCCGCAATACAATTGGTGCAAATAATCAGCGTTTGTTAGATGCCCTGAAAGGTCGTGAAACGTTTGGGTATAACGTTGGTGCTGGCTTGGCTAATTTGGCACCCGTCAGCGGTTATGGCGATTGGGGTGTAAATGCGTTGCGTGCCTTTGGCGGTGCTATGAATCGCCCAACGGATGCGGCAATTGCCCGCGAACAAGCGGCACAAGAATTAGCCCAAAAAGATTTAGAAACAGCATTGGCGTTTGATAAGGCAATGGGTGAAACGCAGACACAACAGCAGGTGCAGGAAATGGGCTATACCCCGATGGAATATGGTACTGCTAGTGCGAAAGGTGCTGGTGGGCAAGAATCTGCGGAACAGGAAGTTTATGACTTTACACCACCAGAGATGCCAGAAAAACCAGTAGAATGGTCTGATATTGACGTTCAGGGACAAAGAGCAGACCCAGAAACAGGTGTGCCGTCTGTTACGGGCTTGTTGGCTAAATATACTGGTCTTGCCATAAACCCAGAGGGGCGTTATAGCAAAAATGCAAATCAAAACGCATATACAAAATCATTTACCGTGCCAGCAATTACGAAAGTTGCAAAAGCAGCAGGCGGAAGTCGTGGTATAGACACTATGCCAGAAGTTAATATAAAGGGTGGGCCTGAATTATCATCGTCAAATATGAATGCTACTGAATTTGCTAATTCGGTTAAAGACCAATCATGGGATATTGCCGACCAAATAATTAAGGCAAATCCAAATGCAACGATTACACGCGAAGAATTGGCAAATGCACTTATAAACAACTTTAATCATCGTATTCGCAAAGAATACCGAGTGGTTAAAGGATTTAACGTACCACAAACAACACAAATGGTTGCACAACCTAGTGGCACTGCAACAAGACAATATGATTATAGCAAATATGGATTCTAAAAATGGAAAAAGATGTACAGAAGTTATTAAAGGTTCAAAATGCTGTAAAGCAAATGGTTGCTAATGGTGAATCGCCTGATTATATTGATAATTTCTTGACACAACAGGGCGAAACTGCTGATTCTATAAGTGCTATAAATCAATTTGGTGCTGAAAAGGTTGCTAATGCTAGAAAATCTGTACAAGAACTTAAAGATTATAATAAATCAACACCACAAAGATTAAAAAAAACCACACAGGTGGCTGGTGCTGGGCTTATGGGAGGGCTTGCTGGCACAGTTGGTGGTGTAGAAAGGTTTTTAGATGCAAGCACACTTGGTGGGTATGGCTGGTTAAATAAAAAACTTGGCGGT